CCTATTCATCAGCAGGTTTTGCAGCTGCATGATAAAGTTGTCGATGTCGTCCAGCATGTTTTTGCTGAATTTTGCGTATGCCGAAACATCCTTTACCTTGAAGTTCTTCTCCCTCCACGACCAACTCATAAGTGCGCTTGAGTGGGATTCGTCGTGAAATACAGGAGCACCCTGCNNCGATGTTCCGATGGTCATAGTTGCAGCAGCTTTCTGACGAATGTCCCCGCCTACCTCAAAGTTAACAGTCCTGCCGGCTTTCATGTCGTCAAAACTAGACATCATCTTTTCCTTTAGCTGTTCGTCAAAAGATTTCTCTTCATTGGCGATTTTTCCGGCTTTTACTTCTTTTACCAATACTTCCAGCTCATCCATTCGCTTTACCAGCAAGGTTTCCAGGGCTTTCATATCTTTTTCACGAACTTCGGCTAGACCGGCCTTGACGGTCTCCACCGCAGCGGAGTAGCTGCTTGCCTTCTCGTTCAACTTACTTTCAAGTGTCTTAAGCAGTTCCTTTTCCTTTTCGTTCAGTTCCATTTCTATAACTCCTTTAATTTCGTTAGTAATAGTTCGATTCTAACATCGTCGCTTCCTTTGCTCTCCTTCGGCTCATTGTTCTGCGCAGTGATGTTAATCGGCTGCGCTTCAACGAGTGATTTAAGCATCGTTTGCAACGTGTTTAACTTTATCTTAATTTCGTTATACGTTTCGTCAGTGTAATTTGTGCGCCCTGTTAGTGCCTTGTTAAGGCTCTCAATCCTATCGCTAATCCGCTTAGCCTGCAACTTCCAGTCATCGTATGACTTAATTACGGGCGTCCACTCATTCGCCCCCCACTTATCTAGCGACGAACCTTCCCACAGGATGACTTCCTTAAGATACCTAACACCATCTATTATGTCCGACTTATCCTGTATCGTTTGAAAGCCTACTGAATGCTCGGTAATAATACCGTCCTGATACATCTTCAGGACGTCCTCGCCTAATCGGTGAGTGCCAATCTTAGACACGTAGCGAAGCCCGTAATTGTCTTCGGTTAATTCTTGCAATACGCCGACGGTGTCCCAATGGTTAAATAGGTGCTTAATCCTGTTTGCGCCTTTCGGGCCCCGCTCGTTAATCGACTTTGTAAACGCCCCCTTAACGAATACATCATTATCGGAATCGACTATTTCGAAGGCAGCGAAGTACCCTTCTACAATCCTATTCTTTAGGTCAATCCCTTTAACCTCTATTTTGCAGTTCTTTACGTTCATGCCTTAATCCTTTCGTAAACTATCGTACATCTACA